CTCCTTCCAGACCACCCTGTCGTGGATGACGAGGGTGCTGCTGCCGCTGATGGATCAGGTGTCCCTACCGCTGAGCAATTTCTCATCGATGCTCAAGAAGAGCAAGCCCTTGCAGCATTGGAAGCTCAAAACGCTCTTGCTGATGACCTGACCACGTTCACAACGATGCAGAGCGTTCCAGACTACGTCGCTGGAGTCATGTTGGATCTACGTCAAGCTCTTAGAGCTATAGGGGGTGATCTGGCTGAAGAAGTAGAACAGGCCATGACAGAGGAGATCATCAGCAATCTCAGGGTGAGAGAGTCCATGCTCCTTGAGATGGAAGAGATGATTGCTGCTCAAGGGGTCCTCAGTCCTCCGGCAACACTCCAGGAGAGAGCCAGAGCTCGCTTCCTCATCCTGAAATTCCGACAGTCGCTGCACCCTGATGTGATCTACATGCGTAGCCAGATCCAGCATCACTTTGGGCAAACACGTTCTGACGTTGACGTGACTCCTGTCATCAGACCTTCCAACGATGTGATCGTAGATGCTATCTCTGAAGCCAGGGCAGAGGGATTTGCCAATCAGATCACGAACGCACCCGTAGGGGAACGTGAGGCTGTACGGTCTGGCATCATGCAGACGCTCATTGATGAGTGGGATGCAGCCAATCTGCCTGTTTCGATCGAAGATCAAGTGGTCAACTACGACGGACTCGTAGGGAGGGTCTTCGAAACCCAGGACGGTAGCTTCCGCAATAAGCTCTTCAGACTGGAAGGTCGGATGGGTGATGACATCGGAGCGGAGCAGACACTCGATGAAATCGCTGATGCAGCAGAGCGTGAGATGGCTCAGCGTGTCCAGGATCTACGTGACATGGATGCAGCAGCCAGGGCAGAGGGTACGACTCGTGATCCACGGACCCTGCTTGAGATTCCAGGGATTGGGAAAGGGCTCATCCTGGTAATGGAGAACATGACACCTCCTATCCGATCTGTTCAAGAGCTCCGAGATGCACTGAACGCAGGTGTAGACATCCCTGGGATTGGACCCGTCAGGACTGCAGCCATCATGAGCCCTGTCGCTGAGAGTGTGGGCAAGAAGCCCATCGAACAGATCAGCACTCCCATCGCCAACATGGTGGCTGAGTCCTACGGCTTCCACCGTTTTAGTCTGGTGTTGTCCAACCCGCAGGGTCGGATCCTCCTGAACAGTCCCAGCCAAGCTGCCAAGCGCATGTTCCACATCCTGGCGATCACGGACTTCAAGATGGACGCCAACTACACAGGCGACATTACGGACGAGTCCATTGAGCTCGGCATCAAGATCTGGCATAGGAAGAACGAGTTCGTGCTGGGTGAGATCGAGGACCAGTGGAACCGCTACGTCATGGGGATTGGAGATGAGATCACAGGCAGGACCACCAAGCTCGATGTCGCCAAGGCTCGTGTCTCCTCGCAGGTAGCAGACCAGCGATCCGTTGTACTCACCCGACCAGAGTTCTACGAAGCCGTGACCCATGCCCTGCGAAACAAGGGAGGGGCTGTAGGTGTACCTGAATCCGCTATCCAGGGAGTTGAGAAGTCTGCACGGATGATGCGGGAGCAGATCCTCCTCCCTGCAGGTCTGGCTCTGGAACGGATGGGTCTCGACATCCAGGGGGTGGATCCGTTCGAGTATGTGCTGAGGCTGTACGACACGGTGATCATCGGTAGGGACCGTGAGAAGTTCGAGCGGGTCATCAGGGAAGACCTGATGCGAAAGGTGGAAGCCATCCGGGGTGATGATGGAGTCACCATTCCTACCAACATCGAGAGTCGTATCGCTCGCTTGGTCACCAAGTGGGTCAATGGTGTGATGGACGAGTCCTATCTGCGTACACCTGAGGGCTTCCAGGAGATGGTGCAGGGGATCGAGAAGCGTGTCTTTACCGATACAGGGCAGTTCGGTCGCAGTGCCCGTAGGCGGAAGCTGGGTCTCTTGGACATCCGGCAGGGAGAGGGACAAAAACCCCTACGGCTGGAGGTAGACCACGAGACCCTGAAGCCGTACCTCCGGAACAACATCGCTGAGATCATGAACGCCTACATGCATACCCGTATCCCTGACATCGAGATCCGCAAGAAGTTCACTGACATCGAAATGACCGAGGGCTTCAAGATGATCGAGCTGGAGTACGACCGGCTCTTCGATGAGGCCGCAGCCAACAAGAAGCTGAGGAAGATTCCTGGTGCGGTGGAGAAGAAGCTCAAGGAGCTCAAGAACCAGAAGGGGAGCGATCTCAAGGATCTGGAGTCCATGCGTCAGATCCTGAGAGGCACCTACGCCCTTCCTGCCAGCCCACACAGTGGCGCTGGGAGGCTACAGAGGGCTGGCCGTGCCCTGCGAGACTGGAACTACATGCGTATTGGGGGTGGCTTCGGGATCGTGGCCCTGGGCGACATTGGCGGGATGGTCATCATGAACGGCGCTCGCAACACCATGCGTGAGTTCGCCAACGAGATGCGCTTCAGGACCAACCCCACTCTCAAGAAGATGGCCAGACAGGATCTCCAGGATCTGATGATCGACTTCAACGACACCATGCAGATGCGGGCCATGGCCATCGCTGATGTCGGTGACTACGCCATGCAGTATTCTGCATTCGAAGCTCTAACCCACCGTGCTTCAAAGCAAATGGCTGTACTCAGCCTGCTGGGTCCCTGGACCAACTACGCCAAGCACATCGCTGCACGCCAGACCACACGTCGTCTGATCGATGTGGCCCTGGCACTGGAGAATGGCAGGGCCTCCCCTGACATGATGGCCAGGATGCAGCGTGCCCACGTCTCTCCCGCTCACATGCTGGAGATCCTGGAGATGTTCCGGAAATACGGGAGTGATACGGATGGGGTCAGGAGCCTGGGTGTTGGCAGCTGGGAGGGTCCCAGGGCTCCTGAGCTCAGGCGCATCGTCAGAAATCTGATCGTGGAGGACGTAGACCGTGCCGTGGTGACCCCAGGGGTAGCTGACGCACCGCTCTTGATGCACTCCAACGCAGGCAAGGTGATCTTCCAGTTCAGGAGGTTCGGCATCGCCTGGACCCAGAAACTAGGGATACCTGCGATGCAGGGCCTGAAGGCAGGGGACTACGCCATCCTCAATGGCATCGGGATTGGCATCGCCCTGGGTTCCATGGTCTTCATGTTGAAGGAGTTCTCCAACAAGAGAGAGATCCCTACAGACATCGATCGGATCCTCCAGGAGGGCATAGTCAGGGCGGACGTATGGGGCTCAGTGGGGGAGATGGACGGGATGCTCTCTGCCAGTACAGGAGGAGCCATTACAGCCCGTGGCTTCCTGGGACCGGACACCTTCCATGGCTGGAAGAGCGATGGCTTCTTGACCAACCTCGCGGGCCACACACTGGGTCCCAGCTTCGACACCATGAAGCAGTTGGGTCGAGCAGTGGGTGGGCTGGGGGGCATGGCCTTCGGTGAGGGCATCGGAGATGTCACCAACCAGCAGATCCGTGCATGGCGCAAGTTGTGGCCGTTCCAAAACCTCTTCTACACAGATTTTCTATTCGATGCCGTACAGAACGGCGTTGAGGGCGCGGCAGAGCGTGGCCTACGACATCAAGCTAGTCTACAAGCACTTGGAGTAACACCTCCCAAATGAGCTTCACCGATCTAACTCTTCGGAAGAAGCTGGCAGGGCCTCAGGCGATCGACGTCAACACTACCCTCGGGTATCTGGCTGACGACGCTGCTGACATCGAGATCATCGAGATCAAGGATTCCGATGGGGTTGAAACTGCCCTGGTTTCCCCCACGAACTACACAGTAGTTCTCTCGGGTACGGCTCCTTCTGATGGCACCCTTACAGTCAAAATTGCCATACCTGCTGGGTCCACGTGGTACTGGCGGCGAAAGACCACCAAGACCCAGGGCACCAGCTACACCAGCAACGACAAGTTCCCTGCCAAGGTCCATGAGCGCATCGTAGACAAGCTGGCCATGGCTGTCCTGGACCTGGAGGAGCTCAACAAGTCAGCTCTCCGTACCCCCATAGAAGATGAGGGGGTAGACATGGAGCTGCCCTCAGTCATCGATCGTAAGGGCAAGATCATCCAGTTCAATGCCACAACAGGTGCGCCTGATGTTGCTGAACCTGGAGATGTGGCTTTCAATTTCACCGCTATTGGTCAACAGATCGTTGAAGCAGCAGACGCAGCAGCAGAGAGAGCGATCATCGGATCTCAGGAAGATGTCATCACAACAAAGGGTGACGTCATCATTGGAGACAGCAGCAACGACGCAAAAAGACTGGGACTAGGAACCGATGGTGACGTCCTAACTTCCGGTGCAAGCCAAGTGTCGTGGGTCGCACCTCCTATCGCAGCAGAAGGCGACCTTCTCGTTGGGGACTCCGGTGGTGATGGCAGCCAGTTGGCCCTGGGTACCGATGGTGATGTCCTCACCGCTGGTGCCAGCACTGCCTCATGGGAGACACCTCCCATCACGACAGAGGGCGACATCATCGTTGGTGACGTAAATGGTGATCCAACCAGATTGGCAATGGGAGCCGAAGGACTCGTCCTGGCTGCAGGTGCCGACACGCCTCTTTGGGTTGGAGTCGAAGGAACATCCATCACGACAGAGGGCGACATCATCGTTGGTGACGTAAATGATGATCCGAGCAGACTTGGCATTGGTGCAGAGGGAAACATCCTGACCGCAGGTGCCAGCGGATTGTCATGGGAAACACCAGTTGCTTCACCCGTCACCGACGAAGGCGACCTGATCGTTGCTGACTCAGGTGGCCTCCCCATCAAACTTCCATTGGGTACGGACAAGGATGTCTTGATCGCGGGTGCCAATACAGCCTCTTGGGTTGCGCCTCCCATCACAACAGAAGGTGACCTTCTCATTGGTAATGCCTCCGGTGATGGCATCGCATTGCCAAAGGGAACCGAAGACCAGGTGTTGGTGATGGGAGCCGATGCCCCTGTATGGGCCGACGGGGCTTTGTCCAACAGGGGTTTGTTGCAAGGACTCAAGACTCTTTGGGTCAGCGGCTCAGTAGAAATCCAGATTGAACCAGGTGAATGTCGTGTTGGCACTGCTACCAACCAGAACAAGGCAAACTTCAAAAAACCAGCCCTCTGGTCCAAGACCTTCGTAGACCCTAATCCTAATGGGTGGATAGCTGGAAATGGAAACGCTGGAGTCCCAACTGCGGCAGGCTTCGCGGCAGCCGTAGACACCTGGCATCTCTTTGCACTCAAGGGTTCCACCTCGGGGAACGACTATGGGTTTGACACTGATGTAGATGCGGCGAATCTGGTTGCAGACACGGCAGTACAAGCTACGTGCACCGGGACTGTCTGGTTCAGACGCCTCTGGAGTTTTGTTAGCTCGACTACTCCCAACTTCAGACAATACACCCAGATCGGTGACAAGATTATTTTTGCCACTCCTCGATTCGACGTGGACATCAGTGGAGACTTCACTCAAATCAGCCTTCACATACTCGACCATACACCCAGCGATGTGATCCTCAATGTCCAGTTCCGACTGGCGGTGAATAATCAGAGCAGTCAAACATTGGGCATGATCGTCACTTCTGTCTATGAATTTCCCCTCGTTCCTACCTACACCGCCGCGCCAGGTCTATCGTCCCTCCAAGGAGCTGCCGGCAACCCCCATGCGTGGGAAGCCTCAATTCTCATTGACGAGCTGAAACAGTTTGCTTTCCGACAAGCCACCGATGATGACGTAAATCTGAGAATGACAGTTCTTGGATGGATTGACCGTCGTGGTAGAGACGACTGACCATGAAGATACGCATCATCCTGGCGTTCTGCGCCATGTTGCTGCTCACAGGTGCCGTGATCAAGCGGGGTCCTGGCGGAGGAGGTGGTGGTGCCGCAGGAGTCCCATGCACCAAGCTGTATATCGAGAACCCTGCTGTCGAACTCTTCGAGACCGTCGCTCACTTTGACAAGGATGTCACCATCTCACGTATGGTCTGTCAGTGCCGGGGCGGAGTCGATATTGACTTTGTCTGGAAGGATGACGGATTTGACATCGAAGCCGTACAAGCATGTCCTACCTCGGGTGGCCTAGACGATACGACTATCGCTTCTCCTGATGTTGCTGCTGGGTCTGACATAGACCTGAGTATCACCGACGTAGACGGCGCAGTCACAGACTGCAGCCTGTTCCTGTACTGCGGATGAAATGCGCTTCGTACTCTTCCTAGCAGCGGCCTTGTCTCTCGGTGCCACGGGTGCCGGTGTCGACATGACGACCGAAGACCGCTGCCAGCAATACGCATTGCACGGAATCACCGGGGCCGAGAACCTCATCGACCGATGCCAGTCCGAAGCCCAGGGCGGTCGAGACGACTGGACCCTGGTGAACGGTGCAATCTGTAATCAAGCCCACTTCCCCACCCACTTTGAATCTAGCCAGAGGTCTTGCCTCTTCGACGGCGACGACAACTACATGCATCTCAATGGTGGCCTGCAGGCATCCGCACTCACTGTTGCTGTCTGGCACTTTCCGTTTGATGCCCAGAGAACTGGGTTCATCACGATCGACTCTTCAACCACGATCCTTCGAAAGACCACTGGAGAAGCATGGGCACAGGGTGGAGGTGGCATCAGTAAAGGAAAGAACGACGCGCTTTCTGATATATTTGGTCAGAACTTCATTGCTGTGTCGTGGAGTGGGGTAGCCGATACACCCATTCGTCTTTACACTGACAATCCAAACAACGCCAACACCCTCTACGACAACACCGATGAGAACAACGCCAACACAGACATTGCTGCCATGACAACCTTCAGAATCGGAACCTTCCTTCCTGGAGTTCTTACATACAATGGTTTCATTTCACAGCTGTATGTCGCAGACGAAGAGCTGACCGCTTGCGAGCTTTGCCTCGTGTGCCGCTGTTCTCCGGCGAATGGCTACAGAGACAACGGCATCACAGGCTGGAAGAACGACGGCTACGACAACTGTAACCAGTGCGCGCTTTGCTCTGGCATCACACACTGTGGTCCCCGCAGAACGATAAACTGAAAGGAAGGACATCATGCTTCGTGTCATCATTCTCTTCGTGGTCCTGCTGTGGTCTATACCAGCTGGTGCTGCAGCCTGGAAGGACTGTGTCAGTGGAGCTGCCAAGGGCACGATCTCGGCAGGTAGAGATCTGTGTACGGATTTTGCTACGAATGATCTCACCTCGGACATTCTCTCTGTAAGAGACTGTGAGAACTTCGATGTCATCTACAACGCTGATGACACGGGCACGGGGGTACTCCTGAATGACATGAAGGTCCGTACCTGTGTCACCAATGTCTGCAGTGCCGATGCCTGCAACATCCTTGAAAACATCACACTGACAGGTGCCAATGGAGCCTCTGAGATCTACGGTGCAGCGGCCAGCTGGATCTGTGTCTTTGGTACTGTCGATCCGGCGGGCGAGACACCCCGTCTGTTGCTGCGATGCAACGAGTAGGTATTACCATGAGACGAATCTACATAGCGATTCTTCTGCTGTTGTCCCTGTCGTTTCTCACGGGTGTAGTGATCAAGCGTGGCCCAGGGGGTAGCAGTGGTAGTACACCTGAAGGCTTCACGATGCGCCAGATGGGCTCCGAAAACAAGCTCTATATCAGAGTACCCTACACCATGGGTGCGCCAGACGGTGAAAATTGTGCCGAAAGTCCCTGGTGTATGTTCAACATCTTTGGCATCACCTTTGGAGAGACCGATGGCGGGACTGACGATAGGCTTGTAATACAAGGTGGTAACGATTGGGACCTGAATATAACGTCCTGTGCCCACAAGCAAGGCTTTGCAACTAGCACAAAGCGCCAGCGTTGTTGGGCGGCTGCTTGGTTGCCAGCAACTACGGGACAACGGCAAGACTTCCTTTGCACATTTAGTATGAACCTGAGGAGGTCTGTTCAAGGGCCGGTTGCAGCGGAAAACTGGGAGATGGTCATTTACGAAGGTGAGTACGACATACTCAAGCAAGATGAGGGTGTTGTAACAGTCACCACGGTAGATGGAGCAGTTGATGCAGCATGTGGAGCAGCCGATGATGCTTGCGACACTGTCTCAGTCGGAGGGCACGCTGACATATTTCGGCTTGCTAATCCGGGGGATGTCCTCTACCTGGACTCTGGCTTTGGATCCGATAGAGGTACGGTTGAGATCAAGGCTGTTGTAAATGCTACTACCGTTGCCATTTCTGACACAACCAACTTCGGAATAGACAATGCGATCTCTGCCCAGACTGGTAAATTGCTTCACCTTCTTCACTACATGCCAGCTCTAGGTCATCCAGATACTCCTGAAAGAGGTTGTGTATCTCTTCCGTGTTCCTACGCTTCTGGTGTAGGTAACGTCTCTCCTGGTCCCAACAACTACACGTCATTCTCAGAAAAGATGAATTGGCGTGAGGCCTTCGTTTGCCAAGATAAGTTTGATGATCCGGCTTGCCCTCTGATAGGTATTGCACAAACCTCCGGCAGTCCAGATGAGTTCTGTGATGCTAATTGCGCGACCAGTTGCACTGACGTCAATGATAGTCCAGCTTGCCCCGCCACAGGTGTTACACAAACTTCAGGTAGTTCGGATGGTTTCTGCGATTCTAATTGCGCGACCAGTTGCGCCGATTCTTTTGATGCTCCAGTTTGCCCGCAGGTAGGTCTTCCACAAACTACAGGTAGTCCAGATAGTTTCTGCGATAGCAGTTGCTCGACCATACACAATGATCAGGTTTATAAGCAGACTCAAACCATACTGTTTCAGGCAGGGCGGAAGTATGAAGACCCTACGAATGGCGCACTTATAGACAACCATTACCTGTCAATGATGGGGATGCTTGGATATTTGGGCTACGGCACACTTCAGCCGGGCAATACTCTTCAAAAGATTGAAGACTCAGAGATGACTTGCACTCCTATTCATGACCCGCCGTCTACAACCTTCGAGGGTGATTGATAAAGTAGTGACGAACAACAACAAGAGGTACCAGCAGGGAGTAGCGATCATCGCTACGGGTATCATCTTGGGCTTCACTTGGGAGTTTGCCACCAGCCGTGCTTCCGATGAAGACGTGAAAGCCAATGCTGAACGGATTGAAAGCCATGAGAAGGAAGCCAACGCCACCATCACCCAGCTCCTGATCAATCAGGGGAAGATTGCCACCAGCATCGACTTCCTGGTAAAGCAACAGGATCCGCATCGTGAGCCCATTGCTCCTGAGATCGAGGAAGCAACTCCTATCTCGGAGCTCAGCCCCTAGCCATGACCGACCGAAGCGTCGTCCTGAAGATGGCGTGGAAGCTATGGGGTACACCCTACATCTGGGGTGGAGACACACCACAGGGCTTTGACTGCAGTGGCATGATGATCGAGCTCCTGCAGAGCGTGGGTGCCTTTCCACGGGGCCAGGACACCACCGCCAATGGTCTGATGGCTCGCTACTCCGAGATCAAACAGGGCCAGCTGATCCCAACCGACCTTGTCTTCTGGGTCAACAGTGGGGGCAGGGCCACGCACGTCGGCATGGTGCTGGACCCCCCTCATCTCTACATCGGAGCTGAGGGAGGAGGCTCAACCACCCGTACCCTGGCTGACGCCTGGAAGCGAGGGGCCTACGCTAAGATCCGACCGATCGAATCCAGAGGGACCAAGGGGGACCGACGGTTCGCACGATGGGGAGAATGACATGGAGCTGATTGAACTCGTAGCCAAGTGGGTGTGGGAGAACGTCGCACTCTTGCTGCAGGTAGTGGGTGCCTTCGCCATCCTGGCCACACGGACACCCAACAAGGTGGACGACAAGATCATGCAGGGCGTGATGGACGTGGTGAACTTCGTGGGCATGAACACAGGCAAGGCCAAGAACGTCTGATGGACCCTGTCCTCATTGGAGGAGGGGTGGCCCTTACCGTGGTGGTGCTATTGATCGGCCTGCTGGTGCGCCAGTCCAAGCAGGCAGGGGCTGCCAAGGCACAGCTGAAAGACATGGAGGTGGCCATTGAGCGAAAGAAGAATGCTTCACGTGAGCTCGCTGCTCATGCTCAGTCTGTGGCTGATTGGCTGCGTGACACGCCCGATCCTTGAGCCCTTCTGCACGGAGGGCCAAGACTTCCGCAAGAGCTTGACTCGCATGGGCCACAGCTACCGGATGCTCAAGGATGGTGGCTACCAGGAGACCCTGATCTGGATCAAGTGGGCCAACACCGAGTACCGAGCCAACTGCCAGCTGGCAGGTAAGAAGCCATGAGTCACCTCGAAAAGGTCATCAAGTCGCTGACGCTGCTGGATTCACAGCCCCGCAGTAGGCTCAGGCCGGTAACGTGATGAGTCCCCACCGTACCCTCAAGAAGAACATTCTTCGCAACGTGAGGGACCAGCCTCTCCACTTCCTGTGGGCTGGAGCTTCATTCATCCTGCCATTCGTGACGTACCGCTACCTGGGTGTGTTGGCGATGCTCGTAGCCATCGTCCTGTCTCTCATGTCCCTTGCGTTCCTCTTCTACCGGGAGTGGATGCAGTATCCAAGCCATGACTGGTGGGATGCTCGGCTCGATTGGTCCTTCTATGCCATCGGTGGTGTGACGGGTGTGGTGCTGGGTGTCTTCCTCCTCTGACAAAGGCATGTCCCCGATCGACTGGTTCCAGTCCTTGGCGTACTTTTTGGAAAAGGTTCAGCAGTGGGAACCAAGCGAACCGGGCTCAACTTCACATTTTCATTTTGGTAGTTCAACTGGGTACAGATCTGCTCAGTTTAGCTGTATCTGTGGAGCCGCTCTCCACACCTACAGTGACTACGTGTTTCGATACGGGGTTGAACACCTCGCTAGCCCAGCGATGTGTCGTACTTGCTCCAACAGGACGTTGAAGCTGGTCAAGTCAGTGAGGGAGAGGTGGCGAAATGGCAATTCCACCTCCCCCTCTGTCTAACGGGAGTCACTACTGTCATGGGGTGTCACCGATGACAGCAGGACTCTACCGCTCGACCTGATTCTTGACTCTCTCCACCATAGCTGCATGACCCTGCTCTGCTTGCTCCCAGGTGGAGTATCGATCCATCTCATCAGCCAGTGGACCTTCGAACACCAGTGTCTCGAATAGCAGGGGTGGTTCGTTTCCAGCTTCATGATCAAGGCCAAGGAACACTGTTGATACTAGGCTGTCACCGATGGCTTCCTTCTTTACGATCCGATTATGCAACGTAAGGGACCTGCCCCATGTCATGAGATCACAAGAGACAGGTGTGTGTCCTTCAAGGATGTAGTGACCCCTCATCGTTTGACATCTTCCAGCAGAACCTCTGCCTCTAGGTCCTTGAGCTTCAAAGTGACCAGTTCGACCACCTCTCGCAGCATGAGCGGGAGCTCCGCTGCCTCTACCATCTCAGCATCCACCAATGCCTTGGCCACCTGATGCAGATCGCCATACCACCCTGCCTTGATGGGATACATCCGGTTGTTAGCTCTCCGTCGTTTCCATCCATGGCACATCATCCAAGAGACGCCGTCATGTTCGATGTGGTACCTGCCGAATTTGATACTAGCCATTGGGAACCTTCTCCAGGTCTTCGCCGTACATCTCCTTGGCTTCCTTCAAGAGGTCATCCAATAGGCTCCGATAGGTAGTACCATGGGTTGGAGTGAGAGCTCGGTCGGGTGTCGTCATCTCTCTGTGGTGAATGGCGATGGCCAAGGCAATGCCTGCCATCTTGGTGTCGATGCGTGTCATGACATATCCAATGTTCCACGTGGAACGTCGGATGTGGTGGCTGCCTCTTCCTTCATGGCGTCGGCTCTGGCCTCCGCCCGTGCCATGCGTTCCTCTTCCATGATCTCTGGATCGTTACGCCAGCGATCCAGCCAGTCATTGACGGCATCCCAGATCTCGGGTTGGAAATGAATGACACTCACCTCTGCTGTAGCCGGGTCAGGGTGATCTTCTGGTGCCAGATTGAGGGCGAATGACCCCACTTTGTCGGATTCACTACGATGTCGTCGGATCCAGACGTGGTCCCCGACGTAACATGCCTTGTCGTCGCGCTCTCTCTCAGTCTTTTGCATTTCTATCTCCTTGAATAGAGACAGAGACACATCCCTCCCAAACCCATCCCCTCGGTCCCGACCGAGAACCTCTCGTCGGGTGACGAGGATGGCAGAGCGTGCCTCTGTCTCTTGGAATCTATGTGAAGTCAGTGTTTTGGAAGTCAGCGTCTTGGAAGTCAGCGATGATGTCCAGCAGGGGAGGAATGTCCTTCACCTTCAGCTGGTTAGGGCTGTCGAGACCGATGCGTTTGAGGGCTTCGTCCAGTACACTGAATTTGAGTCGGTCGTTGCCATCGAGAGCGGGCTTGCCATGGATCGCCTCTGCCTTGGCGAAGGCTTTGCGGTAGAGACCCACGTCCTTGAGCAGCTGACTGTCGGCCTTGGCTTCTTCATCGTACCGCTCCAGCACAGCCTCTACGGACTGACGTGGACCAGGGCGTGAAACAGCTTGACCAGTTCGCAGTGCTGGCTTCGTTTGAACACCACTCCCACTTCGCTGATCAACTCCTACATCTGCCTCAGGATCATCACCTGTCGAGAGCTGGAGCAGTCGCATGAGGGCGTACTTGCTCGCTCCGGTACTGGCTTTCCAGACATGCTTGTCTCCTGAGTCCTGGCCTGCGGCCACGACAGCGATGCGGTGTGGCCAGATAGCCCCACTCACATGAGTCAAGCTGTACTCCTGGACGAACACCACACTGGTTTGATTCTTGTCTCGGCCCTGCTCTGTGAACACCTGAACAGGCTGACTCACACATGGAGCCATGATCAGCCCCTGTTCAATCAATGCAGAGCGCACTTCAGCGATGAGGTGGGCTTCCTCCACGAAGTCGTACTTGAAGTGAGGGTTGCTGCCGGTCTTGTCGATGTGACTGATCTTCTTCTTCACTTCATTCAGAGCTGTAGCGATGATCCGAACGTCTTCACTGAGTGCCATGGCGTACCCCTTGCGGTTTGTTGAGTGTGTAGGATACTGCATCTATGGGTACTTTGTCCAGCTACATGAAGCGTGAAGCCCTGGGTCCCGCGCGCTTGCTGCGCGCGATCATCCATGTGGATCGAGGAGGTAGAGGGGTGAGTCGTCGTACCCTCTACAACTTCATCAAGTCAGATACGGGAGGCACCCGTACCCTGGCTCTAATTGTGGTGGCTACTGAGCTGCTGCACTCGAAGAAGAAGGTCAGCTGTCCTCTGGTTTATGCTTCTTTTGATCAGTGGTCTGGGTGGGTACGACCCCACCCCTCAGAGAATGGAGTATCCGAGCCAGAGACTCTGGATCCTGATGACTATCGACCCGGTGCCTTCCTCCGTGTCCCCTCGATTCTCGGTCTCTCTTCCCCTCTTGCCACTCCTGCTCCTTCCGAATCCACTGTCGGAAGACAGCAGACCAAACCACACGTTGGATCCCACGTGCCAGATGCCAGTCTCGACAGCTCTGCCACATCGCCGCCAGACGAGGGAGGAACTGAGGATATTTAGACTCACACCATGACCGGAGTTCCTCTCTCTCTTGTGTGCTGAGCAACTCAGGCGGATCGGTCTCTGTCTTCCGACCCATCGCTATGACAATCGACCGAAGACTTTGATGATCTCTGTCAGCTCACCCCACTGGACCTTGTATGCACGGCGGTGGCCTGCAGGGATGAAACGCAATCCACCTCCACTGATAATCAGGGTGCCCAGCATCTTGGCATCCTCTGTCTCTTTGCTATCTCGCTTGTCGTAGATGGAGAAGGAGACACCCACACTGTTGAGAACTACGCCTTGCTTCAGGTCCATGTTGATTTCAAATTGAGCAGGAGCTCTTGTCATTTCACGGACCTCAGCTTGCGATCTCCACCTTCCTTCGTTTGTTCCCTCTCATTGAATTCACTCATGGCTGTGGTCATCTCTCGCATCTGTGTCAGCATTTCGGGATCGAGATGGATGTCACTGCAGGCTGGGTTCCATGCCGCAGCGCAAGCCATGGCTGCGGCACAGGTGATCCACTCCTGTGCCTCCGCTGCACAGGTTCGCTGCATCTTTCTCTTGAAGTCATCTGGCACCTGATCCCAACCACCATGTTCCTTGATCTGTTCCTGGGTCTCGTCATGCATCTTGCTGTGCATTTCCATGGCGTCATGGATGCATTGCTCTGCCATGTGAACCATGGCGGATGTGTCGTCCTTGGGTAGGCTCATCAAACAGTGAGCCAATTCAGTGATGAGATAGATGGAGCGTTGCAATCGAGGATCTACCAGATTTCCACTGTCTCCGGTGTCATCAGTCATGTTCTTTTCCTCCTTCGTGTCACTCATAGATAGATGAGGGACGTTGCCTCGGTCCCTTGTAGAACCGGTTGGCTTTGGTTGCCTTGAGTTCCTTGTCATTTCGAATCCACTTCACGGTCTGACCACTGTCTGTTCGGGCATAGATCACTTGCTCTCTGCCAAAATCTTGAACGGAGTGGGGCTTCTCGTTCAATCGATTGACATCGCCTGTCTTTTGCAGTGTGGGCCATGCCTTCTTGTCTGTGAGATCCAGGGTTCTGTTGTCTCCCTCTAGCCATACCTTCTTCCATGTCATTGAATGATTCCTTTCATCAATGGATACTGACAGCCTGGACACTTCGAGAGCTGCTCGAACCACAGCATTGAGGTATCGAAGAGAGTCCATCGACAGTAGGGACAGTGCATCTCGATCCTGAATTCCTTACCCATGGATGCACCTTGTTCCTTCTGACTCTCCATGCATTTGTGACAGTAGAGTGGATCTTCTTCAAGCTGACTGACTGTGTTGCGACAGGCATCGGTCATGCAGAAGCCATTGGCTCTCCCGAAGGCAGACCAACCTGCAAGCAGATCGATCTGATCATGGTTGATACCCCCGGCTGTGCCCGTGAGTCGACCAATGTCATGCTCTACCTGAGCTGCACGTACTCTGATGTCATCGGTGACTGATCTCCACTGCTCCAATGTCGACATCGGGGTAGGCTCGCTTGATCTCATTCCTGAGACGAAGGCTCTGATTCCGAACAGCCTCCTCCACTGCATGTAGATCCTCCTCTGTCATCTCTTCACACCATTCGATGGTGAATGTAACGGTGGTCTTGAGCATGTAATCTCCCCGTGAACGGGGCCGATGCGGCTGAGGAAAAGAACAAACCGAAGCCACACCGACCCCTCATCAGGGATGTGCTGGGGGGCACATCTCCCTGACTACTCCGTGTTGTCGGCGTGGTAGTGCAGCCCCTCAGCCAGGGTCTCACCCATGACCACGAGTGGATGGAGAGGCTCTACGTCCTCTGGCTTGAGCAGAGCGAGATGCTTGAGCATCCCCTGTGCGGCGTACACCAGTGCTTCCCCGTCGATGACGAGCTTCCCCTTACCTCCCGACAGTAGAGTGGCACTGCGCTTCGCGCGCTCAACGACTTCACGGATCGTAGCCGGGATCTCTCCCCTCAATACATCCCCGACATCAGTCAGATCTTCGAAGGGATCGATGAGTCCCCCTCCGTAGTACCGGATCAGTCTCTCGACTGCCTCGGCATCCGGAGGCTCGACGGGAATCACCACATCGATACGACCTGGTCGCAGCATGGCTTTGCTGATGGTTTCGATGTGATTGGTGGTGAGTACCAGCATGACCTCGCTGTTCTTGGTGTGTACCCCATCGACTGTGTTGAGGATCTTGTCCACCTCCTGGTTGCGTCGTTGGGTACCCATCTTCCGATCGATGTCTTCACAGAACAGGACGGCAGGCTGGTACTGCTTGGCAAAGTCAATCAACTGTGGCAGGTAGTCCGGTGTCTCGACCATGATGAAGGTCCAGCCATGTTCGATGCAGGTAGCAGCCAGCTTGTGTGCAGTGAGTGTCTTCCCGCACCCATACGGCCCTTCGAGCAGCACCCCTGTCTTGAGAGGGATGCCGTTGTCCCGGAAGGACTGGGTCATCTGGATGGGAGCGAAGAGATTTGCTTGGATCATGTGGTTCACATGGTCCGAGAAGATCAGCTCCTTGTTCCCATCCGGTGTCATGAAGGTGGGGTAGAGATCCTGCAAGGCCGTTGCCTTGCTGAGATCCCAGCTGACGCTCATCGCCTTACCCCGATAGATGCTTTCGGTCAGGGCGATGTGCTTCACCTCGTTGCACAGCTGCTTGAATTCCACCTCGTGCTTCTTGCGGAAGTGACCCGACAGCTGGAAGGCAGGGATTTCCTTGCGCTTCCACATGCCTGTCTCCACGTACCCATCACCCATGCCTGGAATCTGGCTTTGTCCCCACGGTACGTGGATTGTCTTGCCTGCTTCCACCTCGATGGCCACCATCTCCGGAGGCTCGGGACCAAAGGCTCCCATCTTTACCTTCTGTACGCTCCAGCCGTACCTCCGTTCCAATGCCTTGGCCAAGGCCACTGCTCCCTCACTTGGGAAGAAGTTGAACCTCTCGTTGGCATTGATGTACTGGTTCTCTTCGTCCCGACGACGAATCATCCAGTCGATGGCGATGTCCAGATCCATATCCTTCGGTACCTGGATCGTCTTGTCTGCGGTCCGCACGATGTCGACAACTTCGCCAACACCATAGACCAACACTTTCTTAGGCATGTTCTTTTCGCTCCTTATCTTCCAACTGATTCCGCACCAGTATCACCTTGGCCATCAAGAGAGCTGGTCTCTTTGGAATCACGATCACATCCCTCAACCATGAGGGAATGTTGTGTTCAAAAGCTGTCATCAACTGAAGGACCTTCGTCAGGTAGATGATCTCCCGTCTCGTCAGACCCAGCAGTGCTTGTGATTCTTGCAATGTCCATCACTCCTTCCGTTTCACTGTCTCTTGCTCGACCGTGTATCCCTCCAGACTTGCACCACAACTGATACATGGGTTCGCTACCCCAACTACCAATGGGCATCTCCCAATGAAGGAAACGTGCCCAGTTGGTAAACAGGTGACAGTTCTCTTCATCCGCACGTAGGTATGACATGACGAGATTGTTTTGAATGATGGCAGCCACGAAGGCTCCAGGTCTCATGCCATCTACGATGTAGTCAATGACACTACTGAATAGGTGTCGAGGGATTCCATGGTCAGTCAGTTGTGTCCTGATGTGATCCCTCAGCTTCAGTAGTTCCTTCTCCTCCACTGGCATCGTTCTCTCCTTTCCGTTTGTCGTTTCGTTTCTCTGCAATCTCGATGCATTTGTGAAGGATCATGTGAATGATCTTCATTTCATCGATGTCTCCAACGATACGAGCCACGATTTTGCTCTTGATGGGCATCCCGATTCGGAGCTCCAGGATGTACTTGTCATTGGCATCGACTTCGATGATGTGACAAGTCATGTACTCCGTGACCTCTGCATCAGCAGGACCTAGCCTCATCATGGTGGCTCGATCACCCTGATCGTTGGGCTCACCAAACTCCATGGGTTCCCCAAATGTGGCGCTCCCGTAGTCCTTGAAGACACTCACACACCTACCTCCTTCATTCGTTGCTGTAGTGCAGCAAGATCAGGACAAGACTGTCCCAATGTGGTGGCTTGCTTCTTGATTGCGAACCGCACCTTGCGGTCGCGTTCACTCAGTCTCCAGGCGTTGAGATTACGCTGAAGCTCTTCCTTCTCGATGACTCTTCTCCTCTGCATTGAAACCCCCAGTGATTCATGCCGCATCCTTGGTGGTGGCATGGCTGACGACCGCCACTCGACGGTCTAGTACATCTTCCAAGATGGGTTTGACCTCTGTCTCCCAATCAAGATCTTCTCGCTCGAAGCTCGGTCGAGGCATGAGTACCTTGGTCCACTTCTTCTCGTTGACCAGCGCCATCAATCGTTTGGCGGATTGCCTGATGAGATCCAGATCTGCAACTCCACCCCAGCGGTGTTGGATTGGAAAACTCACCACTCGAATAGGTAAGTCTTGAATGATTTTGACTTCCTCTCCACTGTAGGTGATGGCAACGACAGCATGTGCTTCAAACACCTCGGCCAATTCCCATATATCACCTTTGACTTCACCGAATCCCACGTACAATCTCCTTTGGTTGGGGCGGTGGCGTGCCCTCACCCCGTGTGCGGGCACGCCGCCGCCGATGGAAGATGACTTCAGTTGTCGTCTTCTCCGACGGTGACGATAGGGATGTCGGATGCTTCGCATCTCTTGATGAGATCTTGGGTGATGTTTCCCTGTGAGTGAGGGAATGCGAAGCACACCACACTGACTTCCAACATGCGTGCCAAGCCCATCGCCGTCTGAACGACGAGCTTGTTGCGATGCACGATGGCCTTCTCCATCCCAAACGCCTTGTCATTGAGATGCACTGCAATCTCAGTGAGATGGAGGTCCGATCGGTTACTGACGACCTCGGCAGCGGCCTGATCCGTGCCTCGGTCTCCCCCATGGATCAAGATCGTGGGTTCGTACTCCTTGCACAGCTCAGCGATCTTGGCATCGGGGTATCGACGCCTGGATCCAGCGATGATGGCGATGCTCACGATGCGTCCTTCTTGACGGCATAGACGTACCCGTTGTCGTCTTCGAACATCTCCCGTCGCCCGGTGTATCGCACGTACAGGACGTAACGCTTCTTCACCTTGTGAGCTGCCCACTCGTAGTCCTTCAGCTGCTTGTGCTTGCTCCATCGCTCGATCTGTGTGATGGCAGCACCCTGCTTGTGATAGGTAGAGAGACGACACCAGTCACCCGGTCTCTCCCTCAGCTTGAGCAGGATCGTGGAGTACGGCTCCCTCAGTCCCTTGATTCTCTTCTTGCTCGGTACCGGTGGGTTTTCCCACACGATGGTATCGACTGTACTCTCGTTCGTTCTGCTGGGCATTGGTGGTGCCCTCCTTCCTTAGTCTGATGTGTTCATTCTCTTCAAGCATCGCCTTCAAGATGTGTCCATGACACAGCTTGGGTACACAGAAGCAAACCAAAATTTTTCCATCGAGTTCATCGAGATCCAACTCACCCAGCATGATGCGTTCACTCACCCAGGTGTAGTACCGAGTGACACAGCCCGCTCGACCATAGGTGTGCACATCGTATGGATTGCCCCACTTGCTCGGCCGTCCAATGAACACACAGTGTGACTGGTGTTGCCAGTTGATGGGCGCTGTGTGTGTGCTTTCGATCGTGCAACTACCCATCTCTTCTATCCTCCGCATGACTATGCAAGCTCGCAACTGGGCTCCGTCCACGCGGTGGACTCTGCCCACGTTGCGAGCTCACTCCGTCACGCTGTCTGTTACATGGTCTGTGGTATCAAACTGGGACCGCGTCACTGGGCTGACGCGCGCCCTCGCCCAAGCAGGGTGCGCGTCAGCCATGACGTGACCCTCTAGTGCACGGGTACATCATGACTCGTGTATTCCTTGAGCCACACATTCAGGATGGAGATGAGAGTGGTAACGTGTGCCCTGTCGAGGCTGTGACTGACGTTCTCTTCTCGTTCCATCCGTTCCCACCCCTGCTGTGCCATCCTCATGATACGGGTTACATCATCGTGGCTACCTGTGATCTCCAGATGACCGATCAACATGGCTTCGATCTCATCGACGGAGCAGTCTGAACTGTTGAGCAAGTCATCCAACTCCCGGATGACATTCTTCAACTGACCCCTGGGTGCAGCTCTGAACTTGTGCTTGAGGTCACGCAGGTTGGTACTCAGTTCCTTCATTCTGGCTGTCGTATCCTTCAATCCATCCAGCCGATCGCTCTTGTCACTCAATGGCTGGTCTCCTTCTTGTAGTTGTGTTCGATGGATTCGATGGCTTCTGCCAGTCTCTCGGGACTGATGCCTGCCATTCTCTTGTTGACCCTCAGCTCCAGCCATCTCTCGATACCAGCACTCAAGATGAACATCTCTGCCTCGAAGGCTTGGAACTTCTCGTTGTCATCCATCTTGTTTTCGTCATCCATCAACTCCATCACCTTGCCGATCTCGAACTCCAGCAGCCACATGATCCAACTGAGACTGTCGTCGGCAGGTGCAGGACCATGCTTGTCATGCAAGGCATCCTTGATTAGCTGATAGGGCGATTGATTCTTCACGGACATAGAGCAATCGCATCCTCCACTGCGTCAGCTGCCTCGGCAACCTCGGCTCGTGCCAGTGTCACCTCCTCCATTGCCTCGGACATCAGTCTGTTGTGATCTCTCAGCTCCGGCCAGTAGGCAAACTGCAACCACAGCATGATGAAGGTGGTGAACACGATCAATGAGCTGACGGCACCGTACAAGAACCAGTCACTGGCTCGCACCTGCTTGAAGGGTTCCTCTACATAGGGAAGTACGTTCTCGAACACGGCTTCGACCTCGGCCTCGGCCTCGGTCTCTCCCTTCTTTCTTCGCTCTGTCCTGCGCTGTCGGCTGTTCATATCCCATTCCTCCTTTAGCCACGTCGGGCACGACGCTCGCCCGAAGCAGCGTCGTGTCCGACGAGGGTGAAGTTCATTGTCCGAGAGACTCAGCGACCTTCTTCATCTCGGCTACCACCTCATCGGGTGCAGCCTTGGCTTCTTGCTCTGTCTCTCTCTCCATCTTGATGTGATTGAAGAGTCTCTCCATACTGGGAGTCATGATGGTGTGCTGACTGTCTGCACTACGCACTGCGTGATCAATCACATCACTCAGGTACTCACCGAGTGGCTTGTCTCTAAGCTGAGCCATCAGCTTGAGGTCAGCCCAGCTACTCTCCCTCACCATCATGTTCTTGAACTTGTATCCCGGTCTGTCCTTACTGCTCACGGTGATCACCTCGTTTCAACCAGTCCAGGCTGTGTGGATCTCGTTCTCTCTCTTCACGCAGGGTCTCACGTACCTGTTCGATGACTCGATCTCCCTCTCGATGGATGACATCAGAATTCAGCTTGATGTTGAGCTTGTGTGCCACGAACAGACCAATGATCCATCCATTCACCACACCCATGAAGGACAGAGCAGAGAGACTGAGTACCCCCACTTCAGTGCCATACATGCCTAGTGCCAGCCAGATAGTGAGAGATACATTGAAGCTGAGGAGTACCACGAACTTGACGTTGTCTTTCATGTGATGGGCCTCTCGATGACGACTTCGGTTTGGATGGGCTTGGGTTTGACCCAACACATCACCTTGGTCACTCGGTAGCTGCGGTTGCGTGCCTCGCCATTGAACTTCAGCTGGTTGTCATTGATCATGGCGGTGGCATGTTCGATGGCTTGCTGTTCACTGCTGTAGTTGTAGTCCTCGTTCTCTTCCTTGATGTCCTTGACTCGTGTCACGTGATAGATGGCAGTCATCCCGTATCCTCCATGTGTCGAGTGATCACACGCACTACCAAGCCACGCTCACGTGCGATGTTGATCATGTGCTTGGTTCCCTTGCTTTTGCCATCCCAAAATGCAAGCAGGTGGGTAGAGATCTTGGCCATCTCCATGTTTCGTTTGTAGCCTGCACTCATGCCATGCACGTCCCACTGTGCATACATGACTGTATTGGCATGTCCGGCCTCGATTGCAATCTCGTGACCGATCGTGTCTGCTCCTCTCGCTCCGCCAGTCACAACTGTGATGGATTCGCGGCCAGACACATGGTCCACCAGGGACTGGAGCTCTCGCTTGATCGTCTCTCGGTCAGTCCAATCTCTGCTGCCAGCGATGATCACGTTCTTCACGGTGCCACCCATCCATTGGGTGTACTGGGTGCCCCTGCTCTGACGTAACAGTCAGTGCATAGGAAGTGACCGTTGCTGTCGTTGTAGGTGCCTTCACCCTCACGCACGTACAGGTTCACGTCTTGCTGGAAGTCTTCAGCTGCCTCGATGTACTCATCCAACTCGATTGGCTTCTTTCGACAGCCAATACACACCGGTGTTCCAACGAATACCATTTCGTTTCCTCCTCGGGCTACGCCCGCTTCTTTGATCCGCCTGTCCTACCCATCAACTTTGCAATCCCTTTACTTTGGATCAACCGATTGATCACCAGTTCGATGCAATCTCGCATCTCTTCGGCGTCTTCCACTCGGCTCTTCCACTCGTCGTGCCAGTCTGTCACCGGCACGAGCTCCAACACCTCTTCCATCTTCGCGATGGACCACATGATGTCGGTCTCTTGCTCACTGAGCATGTTGTTTCCCCCAGAGCGAACGGTGGAGGGACCGGCTTCCCGGCCCCCCCTGTGAGTCAGCTGGCCTTGCGAGCCTTGCTGGACTTGCGGTTCTCGCTGATGACTTCGTCCATGACCTTGAGCTGCATCAGCAGGCCAAGGCGCTCAGCGAACGTCAAGTCCTCCTCGTTGTCGATGAGGCGCTTGAAGTCCCGGGCGAGGTAGTTGAAGGGCTCGTACCCAGCAACCGTGTTCTTCGGGTCGATCGTGTCACCCATTAGAGTTCCTTCCTTCTGCGGCGACGTGCCGCTCGCAACGCGGCGACGAGGAACGAGGAGCGAAGGCGGTCGGCGTCGCAGAAGGACGGAACTCGCCGCCTGCATGGGTGACATGAGCGACGTTAGGAAGAACACGGTGCCACTGGGTGCGAGACCGAAGCTACCGGCCAGACTTCCAGCACCCTCCACGACACCCGAGAGGACTCACGGACACGCTGTGCCCTAGCCTGCAGATCCAGGCACAAGGCACAACGAAGTCCTCAAGCATGAGAACCTGCATGACTTGCCAGGTGAGGGCTGACCACTAGGGCTAGGGGCCGGGGATGCCGTGTCCCTCGCCGTGAGTGATGGTGGGTACATGCACCATGGGAGTAAGGAGATGAGACGGAGAGGAGGCATGTCCCGTGTGCAACACACCTTACGGTATATTGCTGACGGTAGCCGGTAGTGGCCCAGTGTGAACTACCTACCAGGGGGTGTACCCCACAGCGTCCACGGGTTGTGTCCTATATGAGGATCCACCTTTGGAAACGAACAGTTACTGGGAAGAAGGTCCGTAGAGACGCACACACGTCTCCCCCTCTGAAGAGGTCTTCAGGGTGTTGCGGAATGGACCCGGGATGGAAAGCTAGTCGGAGGACGTTGCAGAGTCGTCAGGAGAGACAACGTCGGGATCGGACTGGCCACACTTGGCGATTCGAGCGCCTTCCCGTCCGGAGGGGTCGTGCTGACGATCCGGATCTTCGGTGTGCCTTGCGGTTTCGGTCACGGTAACTGGATTCAGTACAGACCAGAGATGCTGCTGTGCTGTGATGTGCTTGCTCTTTCTCATCTCAATGCAGTCGTAGCACGAATGGACTCTGCTTGGGAAGAGGGTGGTTCACCCCGAAGCAGATCTGTTGGTGCAGGTTGATGAACTGAAGAAGACGGTGGGGAAGGGTGCCCCAGGGTAGGTCTTGTCTAGGGTGGTAGGTGCCGAAGGTCTCGGTCTGCTTACAGCGGGCACACTCGATCAGCAGATCCTCGGTCTCTGAATCAGCGGAGACGACATCCATGCCGATCATGCTCTGACCTTGGGTCTAACCAGCTCACCCTTCACCACATCCAGGACATCGATGTGATCGAAGGGGTCGAAGTCTGTATCCGGGTCGAAGATGTCATTGAAGAGATCATCCAAACCAAGCTGACCGAGGCCACGGCCAGCGGCCTCTTCCTCCCTGTTCCACTGTAGGTAGTGTTCAAATGACAGGAAGTTACCCGCCTCGTCGGTAAACTTGGAGGGAGGAGGTCGGCCAAAATTGACATCAGGGGTGTTGATGGTGGGAAGGGGATTCTCAGGTGTGGGAGAGACGAAGGTTCCGCCCTGGATGATGGCGTTGTGCTTCTGACGTCTCTCAATATCCGTCAGATGCTCATCCGTGAAGGGAAGCTGACCGGCCTCCCTCCGCCTCCAGGCTGCCTCCCAACGCCGGTAGGCAATCGTCCCGCGTTTGTGGGGGTTGTCAGGGGATAGAGCCATCAAGACCTCCTGAAAAGGACGGGGCGCGTCAAGCCACCAACTCGACGCGCCCCTGGGATCTCTCTGCTCAAGAGATGAACAACCGCAAGGAAGTCCATGCGCGGGAATCTACACCCAGCGACCATCCACGTCAAACGCAGCACGTTCCCAGTCCGTGACATCCGGTAGGTTCAACCGCCTCCGCTCCTCAATCTGGGCCTTCGGGATGCGGTCCGAAACCCCATAGAGAGGAGCGGAGCGGTGAATCGGCTTCAGCGGATCCTTACAACGACAGGGGTACATTGTTACCCTTGTTTTCATTTTTCGGTCCAGGATGTGGCCACAGCAGCAGAACTCCATCTACGGCCTCGTTGAGAAGGGACCGGACGAGATGACGTCCGTGTAGCGAGTTACGAGCTCTGCTTCTGCGATCTGGGGGGTCCAGCCAGGACGCCGGTTCTGGTTGCGGGTGGCGTCAATCGGGAAGCTGCCCTCGTTGCTACCCACGATGTGGGCTGTGGTTCCCGTTCCATCGGTCCAGAGCAGCTCTTCGTTGTCTCTGGCCGTTCGATGGTCGTGGGTGAAGGCTACGTGGGCCTCGGTCCGAGAGTCCTCCCAGGTTTGGATCCTGACCGTGACTCCAGGCATGAGACGGTGGATGCGATTGCGCTCGGTGTCGTTGAGCCCTCGGTCTACCAGTGCCATGGGGTTTCCTCCTTGTCCCTGGGTAGACTGTAGCCCATGAACACCCCGCTACCGAATGGCAAGTGGGAAATCGTCGCCCAGAAGCACGCCCTGGGTGAATCGTGGCCACGTTCCTACCGGCTGGCAGGCTTCACAAACAAGCGTCCTGATGTGGCTGTGGCCAAGCTCTTGAGAGCGCACCCAGAAGTGAGAGAGAGATCGTCCTTCCTGCAGGACAAGATGTTCGACAAGCAGGTCGATACCCAGATCATGACCCGAGATCAGGTACTGATGGGTCTCGCAGAGAATGTCAGGGCGTCCAAGCAAGCCAAACCCATCATCGTGAGGGGTGAGATCCTGGGCTACACGGCAGATCATACGGCCATCAATGGGGCCTACAAGCTGATTGCTGAGATCCAGGGTATGGTGATCAAGAAGAGCGAGCAGAAGACCGGCAAGCTGGATCCCTTCGAAGACGCCAACCCTGCGGCACTGGTGCAGATGATCGAAGGATCCTTCGACAAACTAGGGATTGAATTCGATGGAAGACAATTCGCAGCTGCCCTCGGACTCCCTGTCGAAGCTGAGGGATCTGGCGAAAACGGCAGTGGAGCTCCAGTACCAACGTCTGAGGTTCTGGAAGCCCTACCCCGTCCAAGAGACCTTTGGGAATCTGGGCCAGAAGTTCCGGTTGAGACTGCTGATGGCCGGCAACCAAGTGGGGAAGTCGGAGTGCGGATCGGCGGAAGTAGCGATGCACCTGACGGGGATGTACCCCCCGTTCTGGAGGGGCAAGAGGTTCGAGAAGCCGATTCGGGCCTGGGTGGGGGGAGTGACCAGCCTGACGACCCGCGACGTGATCCAGCGAAAGCTAATGGGGGGTCCAGGTGAGCTTGGTACCGGGTGGATTCCAAAGGATCTCATCGAACGTGCTGTCCCCTCCAGAGGGATTCCTGGAGCGTATGACTACGTCGTCGTTCGCCATCGCACTGGGGGAAACAGCATCGTCGGCTTCAAGTCCTACGAACAAGGACGAGAGAAGTGGATGGCAGACAGCATTGACTTCATCTGGTTTGACGAAGAGCCGCCCGCCGACATCTGGACTGAAGGCATGGCACGCCTCACGGCTACGAATGGCATTGCGATCCTCACGTTTACACCTCTGAAGGGCCTGTCCGAAGTGGTGAGGAGCTTCTACCCCACCCCGGACAGCCCTCACAAGAGTGTCACCCGCATGGAGCTGGAGGATGCTCTCCACATCGATGAGGAGATGCGCTTTGACATCCAGAAGCAGTACCCGATCCACGAAAGGGAGGCGCGTCTCCGAGGTATCCCGGTACTTGGTTCGGGCCTTATCTACCCTGTACCCGAATCAGTCTTTACGGAGGCTCAAGCTGCAGCTCTCCCTAAGTGGTGGCCCAGGATCGGTGGGCTCGACCTCGGCGGAGGTTCTCATCCTACCGCCTGGGTTGCACTCGCCATCGATCTGGAGAACGACACCTACCACATCTACGACGCCTACAAGCAGGTAGAACCCCGTATCTCCGTGCACGCCGCCGTGATTCGAGCCAAGGGTACGTTTCCCTGTGCGTGGCCCAAGGATGCCAGCACCATGGATCGCAACGATGGCAGGAAGTACCGAGAGATCTATGCCAGCCATGGCGTGATGATGCTGCATGAACATGCACAGTACCTCGATGGATCTGTGTCAGTGGAAGCGGGTTTGGCAGACATCCTCAACCGCATGACCGAGGGTCGCTTCAAGATCGCCTACCACTTGGCCGAGCTGATGCACGAGAGACAACTCTACCACCGAAACAATGGCAAGGTGGTGAAAGAGTACGATGACCTGATGGACGCCATGCGCTATGCCGTGATGATGGCTCGCTACGCAAAGCGTGGGATCAGCAGGGTCTATCCCAGCCATGTCGGGATGAAGTATGATCCTTACAAGCGACAAGGGTCTGGGTCATCGAGGTACCACTGATGGGTAGTTTTATTGGTCTCGATACTGAAAATGCTTTGTTCACTTCGCAAAAGCAGAGACCTGTGTTTGATCCGAATGAAATCAACCGTCAACGAAGGCTGCAGGCAGAGAAGATCCGGCAGCAAACAGCCATTGGTCTATCCGGTTTGGGGCCACCAAGACAAGAAACCCTTCTATCGAGGAGACGAGAGTAATGGGTGGGAAAAAAAAGTTTGGACCCAAAATAGACCCGGAAATCGAGAAGAAACGATTGAAGAAGGAACGTGAGGAGTTGAATCGTCTGGCTCTCTCTCACCAGCTATCCGGGTTGAAGTCAGCACGAACCATCTTGTCTGCCATCAGCCAGACCAGCCCAACGGCAGGTGCAATACTGAGCGTCAATCCCGCCAGGGCCTTGTAGGAGAACGTCATGGGTGGCGAAGGCGGCGGCGCAACACTTGGCGTACCTATTCTTACGATTCTAGTGAGAGAGATTCTCGCAGCCACAGAATCGGGTCCGTCTGCAGCGCGAGCAGAACCGGCTGATCGAACGCTCCTATCAGGTCCTATTCCAGGATTGAAGTCTCTTGGAGGTCCGGCAACTCCCGGTGCCACAGGAGGTCCTAAGGGTGCAGGTGGACCTGCAACGGTCCAGGGTTCGGAAACTCCTGGTTTCGGACCCAAGGATGTAAAGCCACCGAGTCAAAACATTCCTGACATTGCTCGACCGCAGCGAGGGAAGCCAGTCTCCTCTACACCTACCGGCGGTCCCTTTGGTGCAGAGGGTCCACCTGTTACAAACGCATCGGGAGGTTCCTTCAATCCACCCAGTGCGGATTCATTGGGTCAGGGTGGAACGCTTCCGCAGCTACCGCAAGATTCTCCAGTTGTGAAAGTCTTCCCGAAGGACCCCAGCGCACTGGAGCGTATTACCAGCAAAGCCAAGGCTGCAGTCAAAGCTGCGCGACTACCCACACTAGATGAGCTCACAAAGGTTGCTAAGGGTGGAGTGGGGCTTGCCAAACGTAATGCACCCGCACTCCTTTTTGCGGGTGGGTCGATCCTCGCTGCCCAGCTCAATAAACCCGATATTCCCAAGACACAGTCAGCCAAGTCTGGAGCGTCAGCCGCTCGACAGAAACGTGCGGAGCTGGCAGCACGCAAGGGATTCCAAAGCACCGTGCTGACACCCCTGGGTGGATCCAGCAGAGCTCGACTCGGCACTCCAACGCTTCTTGGAGGTTGATCCACTTGGCTCTTGAATCTGCAAAGGAAATCATCGAACGCTTCGATCTGATCAAGTCAGATCGGAAGACGTTCGAGAATACGTGGCAGATCATCGCCGATGAGATGTTGGGGACCGACGACTTCAACATCATCAGGGCACCCGGTGAGACCCGGATGCGTCGTATCTACGACACGACAGGTCTCACCGCAGGACACATGCTTGCAGGGACCATCCATGGCTTGATGGTGAACCCTGCTGCCAAGTGGTTCTCCATGTGGGCTGAGCCAGAAGAGATCATGGAGGACGAGGAGGTCAAGGACTGGCTCGATCACACCACACGCACCTTGGACTTTGTCTTCAAGCAGCCGCGCTTTGGATTCCTGAACGCAGCGGCTGAAGACATACTGGGTCTTGTCTTCTTTGGTACCTGCTGCAACTACATCGAAGACATGCCTGGATTTGGTCCACGCTTCTACAGCCGACCGCTTGGAGAGATCCATGTCGATGAAGCCTGGACGGGAAGGATCGACACCATCTACCGGGACTACAAGGTCAGGGGACGCAAATACTGGCAGGAGTTTGGCAAGGGAACGGATGACAAGGTCGATCGTGCCATCGACAAGAACGCCAACGAAGAGATCCGGATCATTCACCTGACCCACCCCAGAAGCGATCTTGAAAAGGGGGGTGAGCGGAGTGATCCCAGGCCCTGGCGCAGCATCCATGTCCTCTACGATCAGAAGAAGCAGATCAAGAAGTCAGGCTACTGGACCAACCCCTGGCAGATTGGACGCTGGAGTAAGGATGCACGGGAGCTGTATGGACGCTCTCCTGCCTGGGTAGCTCTGTCTGACCAACGGATGCTCAACGAGATGAGCTTCAGTCTCATCAAGGCAGCTCAGAAGGCCGTTGACCCTCCGATCCTGATACCGGATGAAGGAGTGCTGACACAGCTCGACACTTCCCCTGGATCCCTCATCGTCTACCGCTCCGGCATGTTCCGTGCTGGAGAGGATCCGATCCGTCCCTTCCCGATCTCCACCGACATCGTCATCACCCGAGAGATCATTGGCCAGCGGCAGAACATGGTGAAGGATGCCTTCTTCATGCCACTGATTGAGGCTCCGACAGGCTCAGGGGTACCCGCGACACAGACCCTGGACTTCGACCAAAGGATGTCGAGGACCATGGTGTCCATGTTGGGACGTGTCGAGTCAGAACTCTTCCATCCCATCCTGCAGCGGACGTTGGACGTTCTCGACAGGGGTGGGTTGCTGCTAGAGAAGCCTCCTCAGCTGGAAGAGGCCGAGATCATCATCCGATTCGTAGGCCCTGTGTCACGGTCCCAGCGTCAGGTAGAGGCTCAGGCCATCGTAGGAGCCTGGGCTGCAGGGGGTCAGATT